CACTAGAGCGTACAAGTCCTATTCCCTTTGACTTAACAATTAACGTGGACATTTGGACCAGTAATACTGAACAAAAACTTCAGTTGTTAGAACAGATACTATTACTATTCAATCCAAGTGTAAACTTACAAAGTAGTCAAAACCCATATGACTGGACAAGCTTGGCAGTTGTTGAACTTATGAACATTACCTGGACTGCTCGTAGTATTCCACAAGGCACAGATGACATTATTGATGTATCAAGTTTAATTTTCTCATTGCCTATCTTCTTAACGCCGCCGGCCAAGGTAAAGCGGCAAGTTCTTATTCATACAATTATTAATAATATTGGCACTTCAGATCATTACGGTGCAAGCTTGTTAGATGATATTATTATCAGTAACAACTACCAAAGCCGGCAATATATTACTTTCAAAGACAGGCACATTAAAGTGTCAGGTGATTTTATACAATTGCTAAACTTTGATGGTTCAGTAGACGACCGCGAAGATACCAATGGCGGCTTACTAAGTTGGACAAAGCATTTGGCGCCATATGGTGGACTTAACAATGGAATTACTGAAATTATTCTTAAACTGGGCGATTTAACTGCTCCACAAGAAGTTATTCTACATGCCATTGCTGTTGAGGGTAATGACAATGTATTGTCGTACTCAGTTGACACCTCAACGTTGCCAGCAGATGATTTTAGAATGATCAATGGTATTGTGGATCCTACTAAAGGCGGACCCGGCGTTGGCAATATACCAATGCCATCATATGGTCAACGTTACCTGCTTACAAATGACATCGTTCAAAATGGATTGTGGGGTAATTTAGTAGCCAGTGCCAACGATATTGTTGAATACAATGGTAGCAATTGGATTGTTAGTTTTGACGCAAGTGCTGTCAATTCAACTGGCTACACCACAAATGCCAACACCATGAAAAAGCTTTACTTTGATAACAAAGAATGGTCATTGGCAATTGAAGGCGTATTCGAGCAAGGAGCCTGGCGCATTGTAAACTAATTATTATTATGAGAGCAGTTGGCGCATTAATTGTTAGTAAACGTACAGGTAGGGCAATGCTACAGCTTCGTAGTCCAGAAGAAACGCACGGGCTATGCTGGGGTATCTGGGGTGGAAAACTAGAGCATACTGAAGGCGACCTTGAAGGACTCAATAGAGAATTATGTGAAGAATTGGGTTCACCTGGTGTGCCTAATACTGTTGCAATGAGCCATGTTTATACATTTACTACCAAAGACAAAAGATTTAGACATGTTAGCTATTTAATTTTATGTGAAGATGAGTTTGTTCCGGCTCTAGATAGCGAAAGTGCAGGTCATTGTTGGGTAGATATTGGTTGCTGGCCTTTGCCGCTACATAAGAATACAGCAAAGATGTTTAGTAGCAAAGGATTTCGTCAGACATTAGAAGGTTTATTAGGAAATGTTAACAGTAATTAAAAATCAGACTAATAAAAATAATGTATATTCTGGTCCTCACCAGCAAATTGCTTTTTATTCGTGTTGGTCACCTAGACTTAATAATCCTTTACTCAATAAACTTTATAAAGAATCTGTTTGTTACACTGAGAGATGGTATTTAGAAACACAAAGCCTAATTAGAAATTGTGCATGGAGTCATCCACTATTGAATAGCATTGTTTATGATTTAGATTTAAGAACAGACATAGTGAAAAGCACCGTTCTTGACGGTGCTTTAATGCGAAATATCCTCAAAGATGATTCGCTACAAGAATATCACATATCAGCTAGTATAAATTTAAGAAAATCAACAAAGTGGAGTGCATTTTTTACAAGCATTCCTACTTCAATAAAAATTCTTGTTGACCTACATGACCTATCTCTCGACTAAGTTGTAAATCACAATAAAGTTTAATGCCTTCTTTATCAAGTTGGTCACAAAATCCCATATCTTCGCCATGCCAACAATGTGCTTGTGCGTCCCATTGAAGTGGATAATGTGGACTTGGTAAATGATCAATTATGCTTGCTTTGACTAGCATACAGCCCATGCCAGCATATTTTACAACCTCTAAACCATTATGATTTAAATCAACAGGCCTAACTGGATTAATGCTTTGAAACGCTGTAGGATGAAAAGGTGGTACTCGTTTTGAATATGTAGCACATATCACATCCTTTTTATGTTTGAGCAACCTTATAATTACATTCGGTGGAAATGTCATATCACTGTCTAGCCAAAGTATATGTTCTGCCTTTAACTCATCAATTGCCCTATCCTGTAATGCTTGACGTTGATTACTTAAAACAGTACCTTCATCCATTTCCAATGTTACAGGGATACCTTTATTTTGTGTATATGTAATAGCTCGAACCAAGCAATATGTAAATCGAGAATGTACCAACCCATTGGTTGGTACACATATAACTACATTTGAACTTAAGGGTTCATCTTTATCAAATATACTACGTCCCATAATTATTCGTCTTCAGCTGAAATGTTACTGATGTTTGCTTTACGTTCGGCGATACGAGTAGTTTTGTTAATAACATTTAGATATTGTTGAGTCTTTGTGATAGCTTCTTCGTACAACTCAGCTGGTAATTTAAGAAGTGTCCCCATATTTTCTGGTGTAACTTCTTGACACAATGCTTCAACTGATGCTTGACGAGCCAATTCTTCAACCCAGTGGGCACTTTCGGCTTTTTCTAGTTCTTCCCTAAGATTTAAACCATACTCTGCAGACAATTCTTCAATTTTAACATTGATAATGTTCATTTCTTCTAAAATTGAACTTTTCATCCAATCTTGAGTTGACTTTTCATATTGAGTATTTAGACTGTCAATTTCTTTGCATAGTGCAATTAACAATCGTGGTCCAGAAATTGTACCAAACAAAAAGTTTTCTCTTTCAAACTCTGTTCTATATGGTACCTGTTTTAAAAGGCCGATAGCCTTAGATAAAATTTCGTTTTGTGTTAGTGACATAGTGGTCTCCTTATCAACTATATATCAAATTAGTTTTTTAAAAAATAGCCAAATGGAAAGGGGCATTTCTGCCCCTTTCTCTACTTACAGTTTTGATAATCTAATTAGTATGTGTATGGTGTTGTTCTACCGCCAAAGTTTGAACTTAGGCTAATAGCACCAGTTGTGATACTAATTCGACTGCCTAACGTGCCACGTAGTGTCACGTTAGTACCAGCTGTTGCTGTGGCGTTGTAATACGATGTATATACTCGGCCCATCACAATTGCTGACCCGGTTGCTGGAAGGATTGCCATAATTTAGTCTCCTCTCTAGTTACCGGATATTATAGGCTATCATTAGCCGTTTTTCCAACCTTCATTGCTGTTACTTCAGCTTGTAGATTTTCAATCATCAGTTGCTGTACTTTAACTGCTTCTAGTAATAAAGCTGTTAGCTTGTCATACTTAACAGTTTTGTAACCAGCAAATGCACTTGGAACTACCAACTGTGGTAATACTGCTTCAACATCCTGAGCAATAACACCAACTTCTTCCTTGTCAACAATGCCTAGTGCCAAGGCAGCATCGTTTGGACGGAATGTAACACCACTTAGTGCCATTACTTTGCCAATTGGATCTTGAATTGGAGCAATGTCTTTCTTCAAGTTAGCATCAGAATAGTAAGCTGTAATTTCACCAGTAGCAGTAATGCCACCAGTAACTGTTAAAGCACCTGTACTCAATGCCGCTGTAGTTGTTGCACCACGAGCTGTAACAGTTGCCAATGTGTCAGTTTCAGTGTAACCAGTAATAAAACCAGCACCGTTAGTCAATTGGTTAGTGTTAGTAGGAATAGTGAATGCACCAGTTGTACTGTTGTAAGCACCAGAACCAGCTGTAAAGCTAACTGCGCTACGAGCACCAGCTGTTGTGATGTATGCGCTATCGTTAGTGAAAGAACTAACGTTAGTTGGCTTACCTGACAAGTCAGAGTATGCACCACTTGAAGCTACAGTTGCTAGACCCAAGTTAGTACGAGCATTTGATTGCTGTGTACCTGTTAGACCTTGTGCGGCTGTATCAACACGTAATCTGTTACCTAATGAAGTAGCAGTTGTAGTAGCAAAACTTGCATCATTACCTAATGCTGTTGCTAATTCATTTAATGTGTCTAAGGCTGCTGGAGCACTTGCAACTATTGCGGCTGCGGCTGCTGAAGCGGCACTGTCAGCGTATGCTTTAGTAGCGATTGTAGATGTATCAACTGCAACTGAAGCACCAGAAATACTAATACCTGTACCAGCTGTGTGAACTGTTACGTTGGCGCTACCATCAAAGCTTACGCCGTTGATTGTACGTGCTGTAGCCAATGCTGTAGCAGTTGCGGCATTACCAGTGATACCACCAGTGATTGTACCAGTTACATTACCAACTAAGTTAGCAGTAATTGTACCAGCAGTAAAGTTACCACTTGCATCACGTGCAACGATTGCACTTGCTGTGTTAGCACTTGCGGCTGTTGTAGCTGAATTGCTTACTTTACCTG